GACGAGTAACATAAGTAAACTTCTTGTAAAGTGCTAAGTAATCTAGTTGTGCTACACCTTGAATCTCAAAAGTCATTTGATCTCGACCCATGATGTTCTTTATTTTCTTATTGACGAGACGGAAAGGACTGAATGTCTTTCTGTATTCATCTCCTAGTACTCTTTCACTTCGTGTAATGAGATAAGGAACATCGAAGAAGTCTGTGTTCCAACCCGTAAGAACATCAGGAGTGTTTACAGTCCACCAATCTAAAAACATTGTCAATAGTTGATGTTCGTCACGGCACTGTTTGTAGTCAACATCATACATTTCAGTTTCCTTTGTCTGTGTAAAAGGACCTGTACCGAATGTAGTAATCTTTTTAGTCGTGTTGTCTTGTACTGTGATGAGAAGGACTTTTTCTAGAGGATTGAACACATCTGGGAATCCGTGTTCTACAGTAGTCTCGATATCTATAGAAAGTATTTTTATCTGACTCATATCCCATTCGATATCGTCAGGATAATTTTCGGTCAAGAATTGATAATTCCAGTTTGTTTGACCATAGATAGGAAAGTTAGACACATCTTTATAAGTGTCTACAAACTCTGCGGCTTCTTTGTTAGAATCGAATTTGATAGGAGAAACCTGTTCTCCGTACATTGATTTGTAATGGGTAGGCTTATCGGATCTTACAAACAAAGTCGGCTGATATGGCCGTTGTCTTGTGACTCGTTTGCCGTTCTCAATGCCTCTGAATAGCATTGAATTGCCGTAATGTTTAGCGTATGTGTAAAACGAACTCATAGATACTCCTCAAATAATACCATCATTATATTATAAAAGGAGTATCTTGTCAAGCACTTTTACCTAGTAATTATTTAAATAATCGTTCAAAAACTCTACACGCACGTAGAGAGAAATCAGACGGATACTACACCTTCGGCAATAAGTCGTTGGCGGTTGACCATGTGTTGTTCCTGTACATCATCTTTAGATTGACCTTCGTACAGTACAGCATGTCCTTCTTTGATTAGAACCTCACCGGCTAGGCAGTATCGGTCTTCTGCTGCATAGTAGACTTCGAAGTCGCCTAAGATACGACCGAACTTACCTTTCATGTCCTCGCCGTCTTTTGCTACTCTCGTCTTTAGCACCGCTGTCTTGCCTAACAGAGACTTCAATCTAGCTTTAGCAGCTAAACCAAACTTCTTTTCTACCTTGTCACGAGTGCGTGACTCTGGTGTATCGATGCCCATGATGCGTACACGTTCATCTTTCAACCATACACCGAACCCTAGATCGATGTCAACGTCTACAGTGTCACCGTCTACTACTTTAATTATTGTTGCTCTATATTCGTACATAATCTATCCTGTAATGATTTGCTTAGGCGGCGCTTTTGCAATGTTATCGTCTGGTACTACTAGACCACTGCCGTATCGTTGATTGTAGGCATTGAGCAAGTCTGTACTAGGTGTGAACACAGATACTACATGAGCGGGCATGATTGGTACTAGATGCCCTTTCGCATAAGGAGCGTAAGGAGTGAGGCCGAGTACAAATTCGTTCTCATTCTCAGGTTTAGGACGCATCATGATATAACATGGTTTTTCAATTTGAATCATTCGACCTGCTTCGAGAGTTACCTCGGTGACAGCACCAATGATGTCTTCTCCTGAAGAGAGTTTAATAATTTGTACATCGGCCATAATATAACTTCCTTTAGCCTTCTAGGCTATCAAGTGTCTTCTTAAATTTATTAGCGTGGCTTCTTTCTGCCTTTGCTAGAGTTTCAAACCAGTCTGCAATCTCATCAAAGCCCTCGTCTCTTGCTGTCTTAGCCATACCAGGATACATATCAGTATACTCGTGTGTCTCTCCAGCAATTGCTGACTCTAACGCCTCTCGAACAGTTGCAGCGGGCAACCCTGTTTCTGGGTCGCCGCTGCCTCCATCAATCAGATATTCCATATGTCCGTGTGCGTGACCTGTTTCGCCTTCACCCGTACTACGGAATATTGCTGCAACATCTGGCTCGCCTTGAATATCACACATAGTAGCAAAATACAGATACCGTCTATTCGCTTTACTTTCACCTGCAAATGCATCTTTGAGTGCTTGTTCAGTTTGTGAGCCTTTCAATTCCATTTTATTTCACCTTGATCTCTTTCGGTTTCTTCTCTTCAGGTATAATCCTTACAAGAGAAATATTCAACATACCATCAACGAAGTCCGCACCTGTCACTTCGACATCTTCTGTCAATGCAAAAGTACGAGTGAAGTTTCGTGCTGCAATTCCTTTGTGATAGTATTCTTTTTTGTCTTCTCCACGATCTTGAACACCTTGTACAACAAGTTTGTTGCCTTCTGGTACTACATGGATGTTGAATTCATCCTTTGTAAAACCAGCAGCCGCAATCTCGATGACAAACTCTTCATCTGTAGTTTTGACAATGTTGTAGGGGGGATAGTTGCTTGCGATCTCGGAAACAGTTTCCAAGTTGTGAAACATCTTATCAAAGCCCACTGTGAATGGACGAACATTATCAAAAATATCAGCGACATCTGCCGCAGTAAACTTACGAGTTACCATATTGCTTCTCCTATTAAGCGAGTTTTATGTGTGAGACCCTTGCGGCGTCTCGGGTGGTGCTAATAACAAGCCCGCTCTATCCTTACTATAGACTAGACGGACTTCACTGACGACTTGCCATCAGCATTGTTATTTATACATCATTTAACTATAATACTAAACTTTTTTTGTGTTGTCAATAGTTTCTATTAACATTCCACCTAAATCATACTTATGCCATCTGTGTACGGCTGCTTTTTCGTGATGCAGTTTGTGAAAACCTTCGCCAAAAGTTAGCATACCTAGCCAGAAGTCATCATTTGCTACTCTGTTTCTGTGTGAGTAACTGAACACAAAACTTCCTATGAGTTTACTGAATCCTGCAGGTGCTAGATAAGCATATACAACAGCAAACGGATCTATTAAATATAAAATACATGCATACACTGCTATGATGTGCCAATAATACTTTGTCTGCTTTCTGTAGGCATCCTGTCTTAACAAATCTCGCACATACTTCAAATGTATTGGCGATAAAACTTGTAGAAAGTAGCTTCTGAACCAGCCTTTAAAGTGAGGACTGTGAGGATCTTTATCTGTGTCTGAGTATCTATGGTGCTCACGATGATTCGCTACCCATACCATAGCAGGTCCATAGAATGGAATGCCAGCAAAAAAGAGAAGTATGTTTCTAAGCCAAGGAGGGCAATTGAACGCACGATGAGAGGCTAGACGATGGTATCCTATAGTCACACTAATCATCATACAACAATAAACGCCAAGAGTTATTGCCCATTGCCATGGTGTAGCATTGAGCATTAAACTCGTTGAAAGTATCGCCACTATTTGTCCTAAAAGCAACAAGTAGGGAAACACTCGCTTATTGTTAAGCATAATCTATCGCTTCTTACCTATGTTATACTTAGGAACTAGGTTCCAGTCTTTTTTATCTTTGTATGAAATAATCTTAACTTGACTCATAGGACAAGTTATCAAATCGGTATCATTTTTGATTTTTACTAAGCCCCATTCTTGTAGGAGCTTGCCTATCGTATTTCTTCTAGCGATATCATTTTCAGTAAAATCTGCTTCTTTACCATCAAGGGCAAATAGCTCTTTAAAATGGGTAATGAAGTATCTACCTTGCTTGTGTAGGATATGGCAGGACTGATATAAAGTATTGTCCTTTTTTGACGCCACTCCTATACGAGAAAGAGTCTCTTTAATTTTTAAGAAGTTTTCAGGATCTTCTAACAGGATTTCCAAAGGCGTATAGCCTTCGTAATCAATGTTAAAGAAATCATCTTGGTCAGTCATTTCAATCTACCTTATTATTATAATTACAACTTAATGTATTTATAACTTTAAAGATTGCCGCCTTTTGATCTAGTTATCTTATATTTGATGCTTGCAACATCATCATCAGATAGAATTCTCAAGGCTTCTTTCGCTTTATTGAAACTATAACCAAAATATTCTTGGACTGCATCTAAATTTTCTTCTTCAGACTTAATCCATTTGTTGTATCGTTTACTTTTGCGAACGACCGCACATAGAAAGTCATACTGCATCTTACTGTCTATGTGTGGACGAGAGTTCATTTCGTTTGCAGGAATAGTAGTATCAGCAGAAAATCCTAGCGCACGATTCACAATGAAAGGATTGTACTCCTTCTCTGTAGCTTCGTCTACGATAAGATTCTCTTTTGTGAAACTGATACTGTTAGCAAAATCAAAAGGACTTATCTTTTTAGTTTTTACTTCAAAAGATTTCTCATCGACTACTTCGATAGGAGGTCCCAATTCTTCAAGAAAACTCATAATTTATTCCCAGACTGTTTTAGTCCTACTACCAACTCTTATAATTGCAGCAATCTCATCGGGAGAAAACTCAAGCAAAGAGTTGTCGTCCTCAAGATGTTCCCACTCTAAATTACCCTCGGGTGTCATTTTCAAATCTTTAATCCACATATCATGCGTGTGTCCTGATTTGAAAACGAGTCTGATTTTAATTTGAGTTTCGTTTCTTGGCCATTTCATTTATTAGTCCTTAAACTGTATGCTTGCCATGATTTCAGTTAGACAAGCAGTGAGGTTAATTTCCTGATCTGCTACGAATGCTGCCTTGTATTGATAATCAGCAATCAACAAAACCATTTGAGGGATTGTTTTAATCTCAGGAAGTAACGAATCATAAATGTAACGGAAAATGCCTTGAGGATCAGTATCAACATTGTTAGCAACCCACTGACGCATCTTCTTCCAATCTTTCTCTTTCAATGAAGAGATAAGGTCTTTAGTATTTATATCAGATATATTGCTAAGAATGCCTTCATCGATAGTGCCTGATGAGCTATAACGCTGCAACTCATTAAGTACACGGCGATAGTCTGGAATGTATTTCATCAAAAGTTCAGCAAGAACTTTGTCCTTGTATGTGATACCTTCAGCATCGAGAACATACTTCATGCGCTTCATAAACTTGCTTGCAAGTACAGGCTGATCTTTCTTGTCAGTTCTAAACTCAATGACTGTAGTTCGACTGTGAAGAGGATCGATAATCTTTTGCTTGTAGTTACAAGTGAATATGAATCGGCAGTTTTCAGAGAATGTTTCGATGAATGCTCGAAGTGCAGGCTGTACTGATTCACGATTGAGATAGTCTGCCTCATCAATGATTACAACTTTAGTCTTGCTTTCGAATGAGATAGCACTAGCGAAACTTTTGATTTTTGTTCGGAGGGTATCGATTTGACGACCTTCATCTGAACCATTGATAACGATATAATCGCAACCTAGTTCTTCACACAAGGCTCGTGCAACTGTAGTCTTACCTGTACCAGCAGTACCACAAAGGAGAAGATTGGGTACTTCTCCTTTCTTTAGGAACTCTTTGAATGTGGCTTTTGTTTTTTCAGGTAGGATACAATCTTCGATAGTTTGAGGCCGATACTTCTCGACCCAGAGAAAATGATCTTTCATTGTTCACACCATTCATAATATATATTAAATTAACTACCAAACTTTTCTGTAGATTTAGTAGTATCACTGAGATCAAGTTGTATGTGTCTGCCTTCCTCTTCGACTTTTAAGTCGTCTATATTAGGAGGCAGTTCATAACCAAAACAAGCACAAGGAATAACAAAAGTACCATTACGTTCCTTCACTATAGATGAACCGCATTCAGGACACTTTATTATTTGCTTTCTACCCATTATCGTCTCCGAAAATTTCTACATCGCCTGTCATTACTTTCTTTGCGAAACTAATAGCAGGTCCAGGTCGGGAGTAGACATACTCAACTGTGTCATCTCCCTTTGTAAATTCAACTAACCA